AATGAAATCAGGTAACTCAATGGAAAAAATAAGGGAGGAGTATAATATGTTGATAATGCAATACATCGAAGAAAACTCGGACACGTTGAGTACAGGAACTTTCAACGCTTTCCGCGAATTAAATGATGACTGGTACTCTAATAGATCGTCAGAAATAACTTTTCATATGAAAAATCAACCAAAAGAGATAAGAGGCGATTATTGGGACACCGCAGACAAGGTAGGCCAAGGCATATCCGCTTGGTCGAAACTATTGAACTGTATACTGTCCACAATGGGTTATGCTTTTGAATGCAACATCAAGAACCAATTGTTACCTGACGTGGCACTTGCAGTCGATGCTTCAGATGCACAAATATCACGTTTCATAGCAAGAAAACCTTTTCTGTACACCAGTAACGAATACGACAGATTTAACGTTGACATCTCACAATTCGATAAATCACAAAATCAGAGGACCGTAGCTATGCACTGCCTGGTGTTGAAGAATCAAGGTTTCAATAATAAAGCGATACAACTGCTTATGGAACATAGGAGAAGGTATAGGTGCACAGCCATGATTAATCCCAGTTTTGGTGATCAACTAGCCAGAATAGGATTTGACGTGGAATGGGTGATGACTTCAGGTGCCCTGTTCACACTTTGGGGTAATACGATCGTCAATATGGCAATCATAGGAGCCAGTTTTGATATACGTAGTTTACAATCAGCAATTTTCAAAGGTGATGACAGCCATATTGTTGCCAGGAAGATAGTGAAGAAAATGCATGAGGGTGTTTTAATGAGTAAATTCCTAGGCCACGAACTGAAAGTGGACCAGTATTTCATAGGCGAGTTTATTGCTAACATTATATGCCCTCATGGCTTCTTCCCTGATGTCTTGAGAAGAGTTAGCAGAGTAATATCTAAAGTTTATACTAAACCTGAAGATTGGGACATTGTCAGACAGTCTATTAAAGATTCATTAGACGTCATACTTTCACCAGAACAACTGTCTTTGGGTTGTGAAATTGCATCTCTACATTACCAAGAAAGGAACCTGAACATCACCAAAGAGGATGTCTTGGCATTAGTTGTTTTTATGAAAAGAATCACGTATGATGACAAAATAAAGCCGCACCTCAACCGTAAATGGGCAGTTGCCGGTATAACCCTGGATTTTTAGATATCATAATTAAAACGATCAAACTTTGTAAATAAACTGTAAATATTTAATTTATATAATTCAATCGCAATTAATGGATATTATCAAATCCGAAAACAAGTTCTTCCAATTAGTAAACGACCCAAGACGACGACGAGACAATTTAGTCCAACTAACAGACCCAGTAACATCAATACAATTGAAAATCTTAACACAAGTGCACGACCAAGACTCATCAGGTTGGTACGGATTAGGTACAATAATCGATTTAGTTATTCCACATAATTTAGATTTCATAATCGAGATTTTTGTTTTTCTTGAACGCATTGACGAACTAACAAGAATTGTTCCACCACCCGCCCATTTAGACACAAAGTACAGTGCTTACAATAACACCTACAGATTTACTGATCATTTCATCAATATCGACCCAGACTTAGTCATAGAAGCTTTCAGAGATGCCACCCAAGCAAAAACCGCACCAAAATGGAGACAAGATCTCAAAGAAACCTACCAACAATGCGCAATCAAAATGCAAAACATGCAACAAAACGTTCAGCGTGCCGAGTTCAGTAAAGATGAAAACAATGTACTGCAAGGAGTGCAGGGTAAAACATTGGGAGAAGACCCATCCAAAAACCAGCCCAGCACCAATCCAGAAACCGAAACCACAGAGACCACAATACCAGAAGCCTTTAAAGACAGAAGTGAC